ATATTCGGAATATCTAAACTATTTTCTGGTGGTTCTTGGTCAATTATTGGTATGGCGGCGATGTTGGAGTTATCCAAACTCGTAGTCGTAACATTCTTACATGACCACTTTAAAACACTCAGACTTCTTTTCAAGACGTATCTTTTATCTGCTGCGGTAGTTCTTATGGGAATTACTTCCATCGGTGTTTATGGGTATCTAACGAACTCGTATCAAGAAACTGCAAAGGTAATCTATAAAACACAGAATGAGATAACTCTTCTTGATCAAAAGAAAAAGTTATTCGAAGAACAAAAGATACAATTAGACAAGGCAGTCGAAGACAAAAATAATCGTCTTAAATCACTGGATCAAATTCGTGTATCTCAACAAAATGCTTACACTCAGCAACTTACACAGAAAAGAGGAACTGGTGGTTTATCAAAGAATATTGCATCCGTTGATAAATCTTCCGAGAATCTAAACAGTGACATATCAACATTAACACAGAAATCATTTGCACTTTCAGACTCTATTGCTAGTATAGAACAATTGAAATTGACTCTTAATAACGAGACGTTTTCATCAGAACTTGGACCTTTACTTTATCTTAGTAGAATAACTGGAATCCCAATGGATATAGTTGTAAACTGGTTTATTATTATTCTTGTTATTGTATTTGACCCACTTGCTATTAGTCTGGTTGTGGCTGCAAATCATTTGAGTGATAAAGAAAAACAAAAGAAAGTTTTAGACGAGATAACTGAAATCGGACAAAAAATACAACCAACTGACGAACCATTTACTGAAAGTCAAATAACAGATTCTGTGACTCTGGGGGTAGTCGATGTACCTGATAAGGAGAACGTTGATTTTTTTCAAGAAAAGGTTTTGGTCGAGGATCATGAAGAACCTCACATAGATGTTGTTGAAATAAAAAAGAAAAAGAAACGTAAGAAAGATTTGAAAAACAAGAAAAAAAGTAGTATATTAAGTAATACAACTTTTGATGAAGACCAAGAATTGGTTGAAGTTCAAGTGGATGTTGATCAAAAACAATTTTATGGAGAAGAACCTAAAAAAGTAGATGGTGAGACTTTGGAGAATCCGTGGGCACCAAAACGTCCTTTTAGGAGATGATGTTATGAAATATGTTACGTGTCAAAATAGTAGAACCGATAGTAAGTATTTTAAAGGCAAACCTTGTTACGAAGAAGTTTTGATTGATGATAATTCTTTGTATGGGTTATGTTGGAGATGTACGGCAGTACTGGCACCACCACCCGAAGAAAAGAAACCATCCGGTTATCCACGAGGTTGGAAGTTTATGGTAGAATTTGTTGATAAAGAAGGTAATGTTTATCACAAAGGTGAATTACAAGAAACATTGTTTGGGACACTTCCACCAACTGAATTAAAGGAAAAAGAGAAAAAAACTAGAACTAAAAAGAAAAAAGATTCACTCGACGATAAGATAATTAGTGAGTTCAAGAAGAGAGTTACGACTAAAAAAACAAAGAAAAACAATAGGAGACGGTAACATGAAGAATTTTTATGATGACGACGTGAAGGAAGAAAAAACCACACAAAAGACCACACAGTCAAATGATGATTTGCCCGTCAAATGGAAAGAAGCTCTTGCACAAATAGACTATGGTATCGACGTAGAATCTTCTACGATTTATATGTTTGGTGATATTACAGACGGTACACTATATGACTTCATGTTAAGAGTAAGAGCAATCTTACACATGAGAGATGAATCGAAAAAGGAAGAACCAATTAACATCATAATCAATTCAGACGGTGGTGATGTTTATGAGGCACTTGGTATGATTGACTATTTACAGTCTCTGAATGTTAAGGTAAACACAATTTGCCGAGGACGTGCAATGTCAGCTGCAGCACTTCTTCTTTGCTCAGGAACTGGTGTTCGTGGCGCATCAAAGAACAGTACTATCATGTTCCACGAGATGTCTTCTGGTATCTATGGTAAGTCTTCTGACATGAAGGCAAACGTACAACATATGGAAAAGTTAGAAGAAATTCTTGTAACAATAATGAGTCAGAACTCAAATAAGAATGACGAGTTCTGGAAGGACAAGACAATCAAGGATTATTATCTTTCACCAGAAGAAGCACTACAACTGGGTGTAATTGATACTATAATTGAACCGAAATTCACAAGAGGTTAATATGGTATTTATTGTTTTGTTTTTAGTGTTACTGTTATTGACATCTTGTTATGTGATATATAATCTTTACTCAAAGTACCAAGTACTTGAAAATGTTGCACAAGAAAATGTTGATTTCATTATCGCAATAAGATCTCGTGTATTAAGCCAACAATCCTATCTAAAACAATTAGATAGGATTGGTGCGTTTGAATCTGATGATGAAGTTGGTCATTTCTTTAAAGAACTAAAAAAAATCATCAGTGATATTGCACTCTATCTTGAAATCGAAAACAAAGACGATGATAACGATGACGATCAGAATGAGGGAATAAAATCAAAAATAGTTGGTGAAATAGGGGGATTTTGATGGAAACAAAACGGAAAAAACAGAACATCTATTTCACACAAGATACTGAAAATGCTATCATAGAATACATAAAATGTGAAGATAAAGATCTAAAAAATAAGATTTATACTGAGAAGATACACCCTGCTTTTTATAAGATGGCTGAGATAATGATTCACCGTTTTAAGTTCTATAATTTTGATGTATCACATGAAGATGTAAAACACGAAGTTGTTACATTCTTACACGAAAAGATAGAAAAATACAAAGAAGGTAACGGTAAAGCATTTTCTTATTTTTCGATAGTTGCTAAGAATTATCTGATCGCAGAAAACAACAAAAACTACTATCAGTATAAAAAGAAATATGATGTTGAAACAATTGATAGAGAAAGAAATGTTGTAAATGAACATCTAAGAAGTGAATTCATAGATGAACAGTCTGACTTCATAAACATATTTGTCAACTTGATGGAGAAATATCTACCACTGATATTCACGAAGAATAGAGACATACAAGTGGCGGATTCTATCATATACTTGTTCAAGACAAGAGACAATATCGAAAACTATAATAAGAAGGCTTTATACATTCTCATCAGAGAAAGAACTGGTGTAAAGACACAGTATATAACGAATGTTATAACACAAGTAAAAAACATTTACATGAGATTGTACCAAGAATATTGTGATGGAACTAACATAATAGATTTGGATTGGTATAACCTTAAAGACATTATTGAGGACTAATATAGTTATAGTATATGAGCTTTGATACAGAAATATTTGGAAGTAAAAAGTTTTCGGATTTGTTGAAAGACATATACGAAAATCAAAAAAAGAAAGATCGTCAAATCAATCTTTTGATTGCAGATTTAAAACCTCTGATTCAAGGGATAAATGACGCAGCAATTCTTGTTCCGGTTATCAAGGATTATATGGAAGTCGCTGTTAAGAATGACGAACACCTTGTAAAACTTGCTGCTGTTATTCAAAGAATGGTTAACAACAAGAGTGAAGAAGGTGGTTCATTCCTAACCGATGAAGAAAAAGATGCTCTTTTAAAAGAGATCAAATCCATCGGAGATGAGATAGAGGAAACTAAGATAAATGAATCCCCAGAAAACCATAGTCAACGGACAGGAGTATGAGTTAATCCCAGCTGAGGTTATTGATGTAGACTTTAGCGGTAAAAACAAAGAAAAACTCTATACAATAGTTTGTAAACTTATAGGTGCATTTGGATCACAGGCATCATTTAATGTAGTACAGGCACGTGCACTCGATGCCAATATAAAAAACATACCAATAATTGGTGAAATAGTTATGTTGTTGAAAGCCCCAACGGCTTACAATAGCTATTTCGGAACAACACAAGAGTATTACTACACAAATCCAGTTTCCATACAAAGTTCTGTACACCATAATGGAATTCCTGGTGTAAATGAAACTAACTTAAAAGTAACCGCAAAAGATACTAAGAAAAGACAGAACGCACGTGACGGAGTAAACACTTCCACTAATCAACGATTAGATGTAAAGTCAACAATAGATCCTGCATTCCCAGAGAGATTAGATGTTTATCCAATTCAACCATATTCAGGTGACATAATACTTGAAGGTAGATGGGGACAATCTATAAGATTTGGTTCTACTGTTGATGAAAGAAGAACCTACCCAATTAAACCAATTTGGCAAAAGGGTCTCGGTGAAACTGGAAATCCTATAACCGTTATTTCAAACGGTACAAATCCAAAAAACAAAAAGCACAACGAATTCATAATAGAAAACCCAGACGAAGATGATGCATCAATATGGATGACATCTGGTCAATCGGTTAGATTTAAACAGGCTTCTAATTATACACCATCTATCAGAGACAAAGAAATTGAGTTGTATAAAAAGAATGACTTCTCTGGTAATCAAGTACTGATTACATCGGATAGATTAATTTTCAATGCTAGAAAACAAGAAATACTTGCATATAGTAAAGAAAGTATAGGTTTATCTTCTGAAAAGATTATTTCGTTAGATGGTAAAGAGTTGGTAGAAACAGAATCAAAACGAATTAATCTAGGTTTGAATGCAACATCCCCGATTCTTCTTGGTGACAGAACTATGGATTGGTTAGACACGTTGTGTGATATTCTATCTAAGTTCATAACAACAACCACACAAATAACTGTACCTACTGGTGTAGGTCCATCTGGTCCTCCAATAAACACTCCTGCATTTTTACAAATACGAACAAGTCTATTACAACTTCAAAGAGAGATTGAAAAGTTACAATCTCGTTTGGCATTTGTAAATGAAAAAACTGCTGGACCTTCCGAAGATTCAAGAGCATCAGCAGCAGACAGAGAATCCATCAGGGAACAAAGAGAAGCTGGTCAAGAACCACCTAGAAAGAAAACAGACCCACAGGGAACAGATTTGGCAGATAAAGTTATGCCGACTGGTGTTATGGGTGCTGGTCTTACATTACAAGATCCAACTGAAACAGAGGACGCATCAACAGGCCAATATGCAACTGTTTACGGTGAACGTGGGTATAATGCCGAAACTTGGGAATACGATAAACGTTATAATCAATATTTAGACCAAACACCAACAGAAGAAGGTGGAAATAAACGACCTGATAGTTCATTCGATAGTCAAGGTCTTAAAGATAAACTTAACTACGATAAATTAGACTGATATGGCACAACTAAATACCATACAAGATACTAAACCAAGAACAACAAGCCAGGATCGAAAGACTCTTTCAGATCAACGCATAGATAGTTTTGATGATCTTATAATTCAAGAAGATGAGCCACAGACTGGACCTAGACCTCCTCGTTCTGGAAATAGAAATCAGCAAAATAACACTGGTCAGGAATACAGACTACCAGAAATAGAAAAGGAAGACTCGAAGATAAAAGGTACAAGGAGTCCAAAGGGTGGACTTGGTTCTACTGAGTTAACAAAAAAATCAAATGACTTTATTAAGTCAACAAAAACTCCCAATGAAAAAAAGTCTTTCTTATCAAAGGCACAATCAATTCTTGGATCGGATAAACATACTCCAAAGTTTTTTGTTCAGGCATTACCATTGATGGTTAACTCACCATATAACATAGACACACCAGAACGTCTTGCAAATTTTATGGGACAATGTATGGCCGAGTCTGGTATATATCCTAAAACAGAGGGAATGGGTTATAGAGCATCAACTCTTGCAAAAGTATGGCCAAACAGAATAACTTTAAGAGAAGCACAGGAAGTTGTTAAAAGGGCACCATCCGCATTAAATGGATGGGCAGACATAATCTATGGTGGTAGAAATGAAGCTAGGTCTGGTGGAAGAGGTAGAGGTGGTAATACCTTTAACAAAATATCTCCCGCAAAAGATGGAAATAAAGGAACAACTGAGGGATATACTTATAGAGGACACGGTTTAATTCAAAGTACTTTCAAACCAAAATTTATTGCATTTGATGAAAAATTTGCTGGTTTTTCTGAGGCAGGTGATGGTGAGTCAAAAGCAAAATCGGTTACTGGATATGATGATTTTAGACCAATAGTTCAAGGTTCTGATCCAAAAAATGATCCACCTGGCGCAGTACCAAGAAAAGTAGAATCGGGTCACTTCATCATTTATCCAGATATTACTGCTAATCCAAATGACCCAATATGGGCTGTTATAACTTCATTGGAGTTTTTCAGAGGAAAAGATAAATTGCTTGTAAATAATGTGAGTCCTTTAACTACAAAAACCATAACTGGTATAGTAAAAGGAAGCTCCGATGGTTATCAATTACGTCACAAATGGACACAGTATTTTTATAATAAGTTAAAACAATAAAGGATGTTAACATGGATACTAAGAATTTTCTAAAAGAAATTCGCTCTATTATACGAGAAGAGATAGAGTATGCTATGAAAAAGCAACAAAATGAATCAAAGAAAAAATCCACAAATGAATCTATGCAGCAAGGTTTGTCTATGTATCAAAAAGCCGAAAAACCGGTACAAAAGAAGAAGACACAGCCGAGTGGTAATTTTTCAAGTATTCAAGACATTTTAAACGAAACAAGAAGAACCCTGGAAGAAAGTTCTGATATGGAATCTGAATTTAGATTTACTTCGAATGATTTAAACGCTTACTCAAATCAACACGGAGCAATTCCATCGGGAGTAGATCCATCACAGGTGACACCAGAAGTTGCTAGTGCACTTACAAGAGATTATTCTGCTTTGATGGCAAAGATCAACGAGAAAAAAGGGAGTTAATAATTGGCTATATACAGAAGAAAAACGATCATTATAAATGAACCTAGTTCATCTATAAACCAATATACCAAACCCATTGGTGTAACTATACCGTTTAATAACCCGAATGGTGTATTCTATCAAAGTTACACGAATAGAGTTCAAGTTTTTTCTAATGTAAAGAATCTTTTGCTTACTGCAAAAGGTGAACGATATATGCAACCCGATTTTGGAACCGAATTGAAATTCATTCTGTTTGAAAACATAACGAGTGAAGATTCTTTTGCTGAAAGAATACGTGGGGAAATAATATCTGCAATATCAACGTGGCTTCCATATCTTAGTATAACAAACTTGGAAGTCAAACTAAATATGACAGATGACGGTAGAGTCAATGATCCATCTCATGCAGTTGGAATAAAACTTGAACTTCAAATCGTAGGAACAAACATATATTTGCCGATTCAGATATTTATATCTGATACAGGTAATTTGACCATTGCAGAGGCAGTATAATGGCGGACTTAGTAAAAAAAGACATACGGTATCTCTCACGAGATTTTCCAGCTTTAAAGCAGAATCTTATTGATTTTGCTAAAAATTATTTTCCAAATACATACCAAGACTTTAATGAGTCATCACCGGGTATGATGTTTTTGGAAATGGCTGCATACGTTGGAGACGTTCTATCGTATTATACAGATACAACACTTCAAGAATCATTGATACTCCAATCTACTGAGCGTCAAAATATTCTAAACATTGCACAATCTCTTGGATACAAACCAAAAACAAGAATAGCCTCAAACGTTAAACTTGATGTATTCCAACTTGTACCGTCAATAGGTAGTGGTACAAATAACAGACCAGACTTCTCATATGCATTTGCAATAGAGCCTGGTATGGTTGTTGCATCGGATAATAACAATGTAACTTCTCAGTTTAGAACAACAGACTATGTTGATTTTAAACACAGTAGTAGTATTGATCCAACAGAAGTTTCTGTGTTTGAATATGACAACATCTCAAAAGAACCTACATACTACCTTCTGAAAAAATCTGTAAATGCAGTATCTGGTGTAATACGAACAGCCGAGTATGAATTTGTAGATCCTAAGCCATACGATAAGATAAACTTAGAAGAACCAAATATCATAGATATACTGTATGCTATTGATTCAGATGGTAATAAGTGGTATCATGTTCCATATTTGGCACAAGATACTATATTTGAACCAACACCAAACATACCTAGAAATGATAGACAACTATCTTCATATCGAAATGAAACTCCATATCTATTGAAGTTAAGAAAGATTTCAAGAAGATTTATAAGTAGACAAACTGGAAACGGAATAACAGAGATTCAATTTGGTGCTGGTGTATCTAATCTTGATGATGAAATACTCATACCAAATCCAGATTTAGTTGGATCTTCATTGACTGGTATTGAGTCTGCTGCTTCTCTTGATATAGATCCTTCAAACTTCTTGTACACTAAAACATATGGACTTGCACCAAATAACACAACACTAACAGTTTACTACACAGTTGGTGGTGGTATTAAAGACAACGTTCCAAGTGATACGATAAACCGTGTAATATCTAAAACGTTACTCATAGATGAGACTGGTTTAAACAGAACAATTTACAATCAAGTAATTGGAAGTTTGGCGGTAACAAACCCAGAACCATCAACTGGTGGTAAAGACGGTGAAGATATAAATGAAATACGTCAAAATGCTTTGGCATACTTTGCTTCTCAAAATCGAGCAGTAACAAAAGAAGACTATATCATACGAGCATACAGTCTTCCACAGAAGTATGGTTCTATTGCAAAGGCATACATAACAAAAGACGATCAACTTACAGAAGAATCAATTTACAATAGTGATAGACTTTCAAATCCATTAGCACTAAACTTTTACGTCTTGGGATTTGATGCTGATAACAAGTTGACGAGAATAAATGATGCCACAAAAGATAACTTAAAAACATATCTGAATTATCATAGAATGTTAACAGATGCTATCAACATTAAAGACGCATACATAATAAATGTTGGTATTGAATTTGACATTATCACGATGCCAGATCAAAACGGAAATCAAGTTGTTCTTCGTTGTATTGATAGATTGAAGAAATACTTTGACATTAAAAAATGGCAAATAAATCAACCTATTGTGATAAGCAATGTTTACACAGAACTTGATAAAGTAGAAGGTGTCCAAACAGTTGTAAATGTAAGATTTACAAATCTAACAGATCCTTCTCTTGGTTATTCTTCTAACGCATACAATTTAGACCAAGCAACAAAAGATGGAATAATCTTCCCATCTCTTGATCCTTCGATATTCGAAGTTAAATACCCAGATAATGATATTATTGGTAGAGTGAGGGCATTCGGATGATATACACAATATATGCTCAAAGGGATGCAACGATTTATGAAAGAACAGAATCACTAAACACTGGTTTAGATTCTGTACTTGAACTTTCACATCAACTTGTTGGAACATCATCAATCTACAATAGTAGAATTTTGGTAAAGTTCGATACATCAGATATAGAATCAAGAGTAAACTCTGGTAAGATAAATTCTGGTAGTGCCAAGTACTATCTATCACTTAGGTCTGTTGAAGTAAAAGAAATACCACAGGATTATGTAGTTTATGCTTATCCGTTAAGTGGTTCATGGACAAATGGAAGTGGAAGGTACAATAACAAGCCAATAACAACCGACGGTGTATCTTGGAAATACAAATCATCTAGATCAGTAGGTACAGAATGGAATATACCACCTTCGATAGAATCATATGAATGGGATGAAATTTCTGATTTGTGGGTAGATGCTAGTTCATTGTTTGGAGTAAACCTTCAAGCGAATGTAACCTCATCATACTTTACTAACAAGGGCGGTGGTACATGGTGGACATTTAACGGTGCAGAGTGTACTCAATCTTTCTCATTTGAATCATCAGATATATACATGGACGTGACTTCTATTGTTAAAAAATGGATCACTGGATCTGGTAGATTTCAGAATGACGGTTTTATCATAAAGTTTAGTAACCAAGCAGAATCTTCAACTGAAACTTTTAACAGTTTAAAGTTTTTTGGTGCAGATAGTAATACCATATACGTTCCAAGATTACACGTAGTATGGGATGATTCTACATTCTCAACGGGAAGTCTATCACCTGTCAGTGTTGATGATCTTCTAGTAAACGTAAAGTTGAAAAAGTACTACTCTGAAAATGAAAAACCAAGAATAAGAGTATTTTCAAACAATAGATACCCTGCAAAAACTTATACAACAGAATCTTATTACACTAAGAATTATTATCTACCAACCTCATCTTACTATGAGATAAGAGATGCACACACTGACGAGATAGTTATACCATTTAGTACAACTGGAACTAAGTTAAGTTGCGACTCAGATGGAAACTATTTTAATCTTTGGATGAATTCATTTCAACCAGAAAGATTTTACAGGGTTGTCATTAAGGTAGAAACAAACGGTGGAGATACGGTACAAACTTTTGATAACAATTATTACTTCAAGGTAATTAGATGATTAGTCTATCAGAGTTTCTTTTCATAGAAAATATAGATCCATTGCAGTCAGCTGGAATATTAGATACTTACAAAAATATTTCGTTTGAAACTGTTCAGGAGTTCTATGACTATTTTGATTCTAAATCCATACCTCTAAAAAAGGTTGATGAGGATTCTGTTGGTGGTACTTTACTTGAAAGATTAAAATCCTTCAAACAATCATATGAATATGAAGTTGTTAAAAACTTTGTAGAAGAACAAAACAAGATAAAAAAACTCTTAGCAACTAATCCATCAGATATAACTGTAATACAGAATACATTGGATAGTGTTTCTAGATATAACTTAGATACATTTGATTATTACATTGCAAGAAAACTCATAGATCCAAAAGGATCTGCTAACGGTGTTATCCCATCAGAGCAACTTAAATCAAGACTTGAAGTACTTATACAACAAAAACTTTCGGTATCTCTAAATGAATTGGGCTCTATAAATTTCGATAAAAATTTGAGAGACGAATATGATAGGGCTGTAACTTTTGAAAACTTGTACAAAAACAGCGGAAGATACAGATTACCAATATTGGATGAA